TTTTGCTATCTCACCGGTAGCATTGTACTCCACCATGACACCGTACTTTCTACACGTCTCTTGGCTAAGTCTTCTGTCGGGTATAGCTGCAACAACACCTGATGATGTCATATCTTCCAATGGCCTCCTTGGTTGGGGCTGTAGTGTTACTACATTGCCATTTGATTGTTCGTGATGACCGCAACCTGCTGAAAAGCAATGCGCTGACCCGCTGCTATAGCGAGCCAGTGCATCTTTAGAACCACACTGGGGGCATGGTTCATGCCTTACAAACGGATCATCTTTGCCGTGGCTATAGCTCTGCATCTATCCCACTGCTGTCCTCGGCTACCTCTACTACCCTGATAGCATTCAGGTATGTAGGTGTGCCGTGTACAGGGTGCGGAGTGCCTGTTTTGTAGCTTAGGCGTACCACAGAACCCCGTGGGATATTACCCACAAAGGGTTGATCGTTAGCGTCAATTACCTTGACGTTGAACTTACTAGCAAACTTGCGTTGCTTGTCTCCATTGTAGTCCTTCAGCTTTACACCTTGCTCAGACAAAATCTGTGCATTGTCATCGTCCAAGGTTACAGTTAGGGTATACCGTCCTGTGTCCTGTCCGTTATACACCTCAGTGCTGTCCAAGTGAGCGAAAGCTGCTTTACCACTTACTACTGCCATGTTATCTACCTCTAAAGTTTACTAAAGTTAACTAAAGAGAACTAAAGATATACCATAATGATTAACATAATGTTTACCTTTGTTCTCTTTAGAGTACTAGTGTAGCATTATTTTCCTTGTGTCAACCTCCTTACCTCTAAAAGTTTATTATACAATTCTTGGACATCGTTATCCTGCACCTTTTGCTCTGGGAATCTAGCCTTGATTGACTCCACGTTGCACGGGTGACATAGATCACCTTTGTCGGTGTCCTCCATGAGTGCATCACATGCCTTGCATCTCATATTAATGTACTTCCTGTGACTCATTGCCTACCAATTGCGCGTACATAGCCTCTAATTCGTCCGTAGAGCGACTTTCTAGGTCATCATGTAGGTAGGCGCTGCACATGGCTAACATCTCGCTAACGGCCATTACGTTAAGCCTGTACTCACCTATAGTATTCACGATAATGTCACGCCTTTGTTGCTCTGGGTCTGGTTCTTGGTCATCCGTCACGTCTTCCTGCCAGTATGTTGTACTCATTTCACCACCTTCGTTTCAGTTAGCCCATGCCAATCATTAATCTTCAAGCCTGACAACTTCCTATCATGCGGTATATACCATGATCGTAAGCCAAGGTGCAAGCCAGTGTAGCATCGGCCTCTGGTGATGCCATAGCGAGTTTTTTCTTTGCGTAGTCTGTAGATCATTGCTTTTTATCCTTACGGGTTAGTTGTTTGCCTGTATAGCATGAGGCGCATTGTAGCGCCCCATTGTTTTTCACCATCAAGTCTATGCGCTTGATTGTATCACAAGTGCTGCATGGTTTGTTTTTCATAGTTGCTCGACCTCTATCACGTCAGTATCTAAAACGTCGTCTATATTTTCTGCCTTCCTGTTGGCTATCCTTGCTAAATCTATGGCATCTTGTGGGCTGTAGGCTTTGACCGTCAACTCTACAGTGACTACATATTCCTGCGGCTCCGTGTAGCCTTCTGCGCCGTGTAGCGCCTCTATGGCCGCAGAGTCTACACGCTCCCTAGCTGCATCCACGTTACCGATAGCGTTGCCTAGTGTGTTGAATAAATCCATAGTCTTTGTTCCTTAGTTAGTGAGTCCGATTAGCATAGTCCAGACAATCCAAACAAACAATACCCCAGACAGCATGACGCTACCGTTGGTTGTTGCTCTATAGATTGCCTCCTGTCTTCTTTCTTCTTCGCGTTCTTCGCGTATGGTCTTTGTGTAGTCTTTTCGCATTATTTTAGGTCTCCCCTAGTGAATCCAAAGCGAGCCAAGGATTGCACAAGGTGACGTTCTAACACCTCGGCCTCGCTTATTTCTTCCTTTGTCCTTTTCTCAATGTCGCTATGTGCTATCTGTAGGCGCATGTCGGGCAATTCTTCGCGGGAAAGTCTTATGTTGAAGAATGGCCCAGCGTCGCTGTTTACTGTTTCAATTGTGGCGAATGTGTCGCCTGTGGTGTTTGTTGCGGTTCTCATGCTTTTATGCTCCCTGTTGTTGTTGTATTCTTGCTATCCGTCGGTGCTGGTCTGCTATGCACTTTTGAAAGTACTCAACCTCTAACGGTGATGGGTTTACCTTGCCTGCTAGTGTTTGCTCTAACCCGTAAAGGATTGCTTGCTCAATATCCACCATGTTTTGGATATATTTTGCTTCCTGTTGTGCTGTTGTCATGTAAACATTTCCTCCGCTATTTCTAACATAAACTCAATATCCTCGGGGCTATGCCATTCGTCGGGATAGTCCGACATATTTTGCGAGTCTGCAACATATCGCAACATCTCATCCGGTAAGATAGGGGCCTTCGTGCAATGCTTAGGCTTTGAAGGCAAACCGGCCCTTTCGCGTAATCTTCCCATGTTAGGCTTAAAAGCGTTGCAGCCTAATACCCTAAACCGCGCTGCTACCTGTAAATAGGGCATATCCTCTCCAGTGTAATGCTCTATGTCGTGCAATTCGTCGTTGTCCCACGGTTCTCCGCAGTGTTTACAGTATATATCCATCGTTTTGTTTTCCTCTTTTGTTGTTAAATGTTAACCGCTGGCACTAATGCCGTGTTGAAGTTTGCAGCCCGTGTACCGTGTACCGTAATAGCTACGGACTGTTTTTTACCATCACAAAGTCCACATTGCAAGCATGACAAGCCTTGGCTATCGGATAGACATTCAATTTCGTTGTCCATTAGACTGTCCCCAGCCATTGCTACACGGAAGGTCTGGTATCCTTGTTGCTGGTATTTCGTGGCTTGTCGTGGGCTATCGGCACTAACCATGCATAGGGACGCAATGCGAGCATCAAAAGCCTTGTGTCTGGCTTGGTGAGTGTATCCAGTGTGACCTATACACAAGTCTGTGATGGTCTGCCATACGCTAAAAGGTGCCGCTGCTGGGTCGCCATAGGCACCTAGTCTAATCTTGCGACCAGCAAACAGTGAGGCGTGTTCTGCTAGGTTAAACAAGGGATATTTGCCAGCCTTATATGTCCGGTATACCGCAGCCGGTGCTTGTCCGATGTTAACGTAACATGCGCCGCCAGTGCTTTGTCTGTGGACACAATTGCCACAAATAGAGGAATCTGCACCTAGATCTAGCGCCTCTAATGGGTGCATATCGGCTCGGATAATCCACGTCTGCACCATGTCGCCAGTTTTGACATTGGATGACTTAAACGTAGCAATAACGGCTATTGGTGCGTCGTCTAGTACGCTTGGCCCTTCATACAGTACAACACCATTAACTTTGGGTGCTGATTTAATCTTGATCTTTGCGCCTAGTAACTTTGCCATTGTCTTACCTTGTTGTTGTGTTGGGCTAAGGTAGCAGAGCTACCGCGCAGCTTCGCTGCTAATGCTGCCACTGATAACCCCTGAATGCAAGGGTTATCTATAGGGCACTATTCCTTTGTTGTCTCTGTTACTTGCTGAATCATAAGAATGCGTTTACGGCTCTTACAATCCGCTGCCCAGTCTTCTAGGACACCATCGCGCACGCAACTAATGTGGCCCCTTGTGTGTAACAAAAATGTTCCTGTTTTTGGCAGTACCCTAGTTGCTGTGGCTAAGGTCTTGGGCCAAGGGTGGTGCATAGATACCCAAGGATTATGCTTATAACCTAAGTCTCTTAGGACTGAGTAAGTCCACACTTGATTAGTGCCCTTACCTTGCTTGCGCCCTTTCTTATGTAGCAAACTACGGGCCTTGCCGAAGGGTACTCGCGCCGCTACTGATACAGCAATGACAGCACAATAGCCTTCCTCTCTTGGGTAATACTTTCGCGCTACCCTTGATAGTTCTTCATAAGTGAACATGTCAAACCTCCGCTATAACTTACTGCTAACCTCTATCTCTAAAGGCTACCAGTAAGCCTTGCCGTAATGCTTGAGACCTTAGCACCGGCTCACAAGAAGCCTTCTCGGTCTACTAGATAAGCCTACGGCTAGGCTTTGGAAGTCTTTGCTAGTATCTTGCCGCTGCGCGCCCCGTCCTAGGCCAGTGTATTGCGTGTCGCTTTAAGGCTATGCAAAGAGTCAGAAGCGTTGGCGTTTCTTGGCTTGCCCCTTATCACGACCCTAGGATCGTAAGGCAAGCTAGGTATTGATCCCGAAGGCTTCAACCTCTGACTTGGGATAAACTTTGCCAGCGTCTTAACACAAACGCAAGGATCTAAAGACAACACAAGTTAGACAGTAGTTAGACATAGTTATGCCCTTATTGGGTACTATATAGACTCTCACACTCTCAAGTTCTCTCAAGTCCACTCAAGCAAACCATTAGACTACCTCGCGCCCCTAAGTCTAACTGTTGTACTCTTTAGCGTACCTAAGTCTAACTGTTGGGCTTAGTGGTACGCCTAAGTCTAACTGTTGTACTCTGTGGTGCGCCTAAGTCTAACTGTTGGGTCATGGGGCTAACGATAAAGGTACGGGGGGCCGCTGGCGCTGCTGTTAATTATTGTAGTAGGCACTCAGGTTCTCAAAAGTAAAAATTAGAAAACTACAGTAAAATAATAAAAAAGTAAGTAATTACTAACTTATGTAACCTCTTGAATACACAAGAAAAGTTAAAACTTAGATCAAGTCAAGAAAATAACAGTAAAAAGTACTTGACAAATGCTAAAAAATATGCTATAATAAATAGGTATTCTTAGATAGCTTAAGGTAAATACATTATGGATAATCAAGATGATCCTCCTAAGCGTAAGCGAGGTAGACCTAGGAAAGATGAGGTAGTTAAGAAAACTACTGGCTCTAGAGGTAAGGTAGGTAGACCTAAAGGTGATGCTTCAATTATCAATGAGTATAAAGCTAGGATGTTAGCTAGTCCTAAGTCTCGTAGAGTACTAGATAGTATATTTGATGCAGCACTAAATGATGACCATAAGAATCAAGCAGCAGCTTGGAAGCTAGTTATGGATCGTATGCTGCCCTTGAGTTACTTTGAGAAAGATAGTGCCGGTGGGCGCTCAGCAGTATCCATTACAATCTCAGGTATAGGTAGTGGCTCAGTTGAGACTGATGTTACACCTAATGACCCTATAGAAGGAGAATACACAGATGTTTAAGTACTTCAGTAGGAATGAGTTTGTATGTAAAGAAACAGGTGAGAATGAAATTGAGGATGAGCTAATCTTTGCCTTAGATGAGCTTAGAGAGCACTGTGGTTTCCCTTTTGTAATCACAAGTGGCTATAGATCACCTGACCATCCTATTGAATTAAAGAAAAAGACTCCCGGTACACATGCACAGGGCATTGCAGCAGACATAGCTGTATCCTCTGGGCTACAAAGGTACACTATAGTAAAGAATGCTGTTAAGTTAGGATTTACTGGCATTGGTGTAGCTGGTGGATTTGTGCATGTAGATATTAGGGCTACCGATACACCTGTAATGTGGACATATAGTTAGTGAACACTAACAAAGACTACCTAAAGACTTTAGCACAACAAGAAGATCTAAACTGGGACGGTGATCCTGAGTTAGACGTAGAGTATGAGTGTGTAGAGGAAAAAGATCTTGATGAGTATGTAGTCAAGTGGTTTTATGACTAATCTTAACATACAACTACTGGATTGGCAAAAGGAAGTTTGGTCATCCGACACCAGATTCAAGATTGTAGCTGCCGGTAGACGTACAGGTAAGTCCAGACTAGCAGCATGGATGTTGATAGTCAATGCTCTACAGGCAGACAAAGGCCATGTGTTCTATGTAGCTCCAACACAGGGACAGGCCAGAGACATCATGTGGCAAACACTATTGGAGCTGGCGCACCCTGTTGTAACCTCTAGTCACATTAACAACCTACAGATTAAACTGGTCAACGGTGCAACCATAAGCCTTAAAGGTGCCGATAGACCTGAGACCATGCGTGGTGTATCACTAAAGTTCCTAGTGATGGACGAGTACGCAGACATGAAGCCAGAGGTTTTTGAGCAAATCCTTAGACCTGCCTTGGCTGACCAAAAGGGCGCTGCGCTGTTTATTGGTACGCCTATGGGACGTAATCACTTCTACGACCTGTACAAATACGCAGAGCTAGGTGACGATGAGTCCTATGAGTCATGGCACTTTACAAGCTATGACAACGAGTTGTTAGACCCAGACGAGATTGACCTAGCTAAAAAGTCTATGTCATCCTATGCCTTCCGTCAAGAGTTTATGGCATCCTTTGAAGCCAGAGGCTCAGAGATGTTTAAGGAAGACTGGGTTGTGTTTGATGAGACACCTGACATAGGTGATTACTACATCAGTATTGACTTGGCTGGCTTTGAGGACGTAAGTAAGAAAAGAACTAAAAACTCTAAGCTGGATGAATCTGCAATTGCAGTAGTGAAGGTCAATGAAAACGGCTGGCACTTAGAGAACATCATACACGGTAGGTGGGACTTAGCGGAGACAGCTAGGAAGATATTTGAGGCTGTGCGGGACTACAGGCCCATCAGCGTAGGGATAGAGCGTGGTATCTCTAAGCAGGCTGTCATGTCACCATTGATGGACATGATGAAGCAGTACGGTAGATTCTTTGTTGTAGAAGAACTAACCCACGGCAACCGTAAGAAGACAGACAGAATCATGTGGGCACTACAGGGTAGATTTGAGAATGGTCAGATTACCTTGGGCAAGGGTGAGTGGAACAGTAAGTTTTTAGATCAACTGTTTCAGTTTCCTGACCCATTGACACATGATGACCTTGTGGATGCTTTTGCGTACACAGACCAACTAGCTAAAGTAGCCTACAGTTATGACTTTGAGATTGATGATCTTGAGGTCTTGGACGTTGTAACAGGATATTAATATGGCAAAGTCAAGAGTCAATGAAGCCGGTAATTACACCAAGCCCACTATGCGTAAGAACCTATTTAATAAAATCAAAGCAGGTGGCAAGGGCGGTAAGCCCGGACAATGGAGTGCGAGAAAAGCCCAGATGCTTGCAAAAGAGTACAAAGCCAAAGGTGGAGGATACAAATAATGAAGGGTGTATCACACTATACCAAAGAAGGCAAAGAATGGAAAGGCAATACTCACAAGATGCCAAACGGACAATTGCATACGCATAAGTCTCATGGCAAGACAAGCCAACGCCTGTATCACTTCAAAGAACTAAGCAAGACTGCACAAAAGAGAGCTAAATAATGGCTCTTTCTAAGTCACAACAGTCCTTAAAGAAGTGGACTAAGCAGAAGTGGCGTACAAAGTCAGGAAAGCCTAGCACTCAAGGCTCAAAAGCTACAGGTGAGCGTTACTTACCAGAGAAAGCAATCAAGTCTTTGTCGGCTAAAGAGTACGCAGCTACCACCAGAAAGAAAAGAAAAGACACAAAAGCCGGTAAACAGCACAGTAAGCAGCCTAAACGCATTGCTTCTAAGACTAAACGCTCACGTTAAGGGTAAACAGTATGGATTATGGCGACAACGATGTTCTATCTAGCGATGAACACCTAGAAAACTGGGTAATGGCTAAGTGTGACTCGTGGAGAGACCACTATGAGTCTAATTATGCGGAAAGATTTGAAGAATTTTACCGTTTGTGGCGTGGAATCTGGGCAGCAGAGGACATGGAGCGCAAAAGTGAGCGTTCACGTATCATTTCCCCTGCATTACAGCAGGCGGTAGAGTCTAGTGTAGCTGAGATTGAGGAGGCCACCTTTGGTAGAGGCAAATACTTTGATATTACGGACGAACTTGGCGATGCTGAGCCGCAAGATGTCGTGTATTTACGGCAAAAACTGCATGAAGACTTTGAAAAAACACAGATTCGCAAGCAAGTAGGCGAATGTTTGATTAACAGTGCAGTATTTGGCACTGGTGTAGCTGAAGTAGTGCTAGAGGAAGTCAAAGAAATGGCTCCTGCTACACAACCTATCATGGACGGACAGCTACAAGCAGTAGGTGTAAACGTCACAGACCGCACAGTAGTCAAGCTGCGCCCTGTAATGCCACAGAACTTCTTGATTGATCCTGTAGCAACTACTATACAGGACGCTGTAGGAGTCGCTGTAGACGAGTTTGTGCCACGACACAAGGTACAACAGCTACAGGAAGAAGGTGTCTACAGGGACGTGTACGTAGGTCAGGCGGCTAGTGACTATGACCTAGAGCCAGACCAAGACCTTACAAGCTACGACGAAGACAAGGTACGCCTAACTAAGTACTACGGTCTTGTACCTCGCTACCTCTTGGAGATTGGCGAAAAGGAAGCAATGCTTGACGATGATGAAGACATTGCAGATATTGAAGTAGAGGAACCAGAGAAAGACGAAGATGCAAGCTATTACGTCGAAGCTATTGTGGTTGTGGCTAATGGAGGCATCCTGCTAAAAGCAGAAGCTAATCCGTACATGATGCAGGATCGTCCTGTAGTGGCCTTTCCTTGGGATGTAGTTCCCGGTAGGTTCTGGGGCCGTGGTGTGTGTGAAAAAGGCTACAACAGCCAGAAGGCGCTTGATACAGAGCTACGGGCACGTATTGATGCCCTAGCCCTAACCGTGCATCCAATGATGGCTATGGACGCTACACGGCTTCCTAGAGGCTCTAGGCCAGAGGTACGCCCCGGTAAGATTATCTTAACCAATGGCGACCCTAAGACTGTACTTAATCCATTCAACTTTGGTCAAGTCAGTCAGATTACTTTTGCACAGGCAGCAGAACTACAGAAGATGGTTCAGATGTCTACAGGTGCTATTGACTCCGCTGGTATTCCCGGCAGTATTAACGGTGACGCTACGGCTGCTGGTATCAGTATGTCCCTTGGTGCAATCATTAAGCGTCACAAGCGCACCTTGATTAACTTTCAACAGTCCTTCCTGATTCCATTTGTCAAGATGGCTGCTTGTCGTTACATGCAGTTTGATCCTGAGAACTATCCTGTCAAGGACTACAAGTTTAACACTACGTCTACCTTGGGCATCATTGCTCGTGAGTACGAAGTAACACAACTTGTGCAACTGTTGCAAACCATGCCAGCAGAGTCTCCATTGTACAACACGTTAATTCAGTCAATTATTGACAACATGAACCTGTCTAACCGTGAAGAACTAATGGCTAAGCTACAGCAGGCAGAGCAAGCATCACAGCCTACACCTGAACAACAGCAGATGCAACAAGCGGCTGCACAGGCACAGATGGCCTTCCAGCAGTCCCAGACAGCAGCACTCAATGGTCAGGCACAGGAGTCTCAGGCTAGAGCGCAGAAGATTGCTGTAGAGACACAGCTTGCACCACAGGAGCTACAGATTGACCAGATTAAGGCAGTCACGGCTAACCTGAAGGCAGGAGACCAAGAGGACAAGGAGTTTGAGCGTCGAATGAAGATTGCTCAGACATTCTTGAAAGAAAAAGAGATTGACCTAAAGAATCAACCTCAACAGCAACCCATGCAACCCCAGCAACCCCTTCAACTGAGACAAGGATAAATTGATGGTAGTTACACGCACAGAGCTAATGCAGATTGTAGATCAAGTTAACAAGAAGTTTGAAGAACTAGAGTCTAAAATCAAAGAGCTTGAAGCCAAGAAGCAGCCGGTTAAAAAGCCAGCACCAAAGGCGGCATAATTATGGCAACACGACGAGCAAAACCTATACGCAAGACTACAGGCAAAGGCGGTAACTATCGTTCTACTAAGTCTGGCGCAGGCATGACTGAGAAAGGCGTTAAGGCTTACAGAGCCGCTAACCCCGGCAGTAAGCTAAAGACTGCTGTTACAGGTAAAGTTAAAGCAGGAAGTAAAGCTGCTAAGAGACGTAAATCTTACTGTGCTAGGTCACTAGGGCAGCTAAAAAGAAGTTCCGCTAAAACTAGGAACGATCCTAACTCTAGAATTAGACAAGCTAGACGCAGGTGGAAATGTTAATTGTCTACAGGAGAGATAATTATGCCCGGATACGGTATGGGATACGGTAAAAAAGCAATGAGCGGCAAAAAGAAAAAGAAGCCGATGACTCAACAGAAACGCACAGGTACTCGTAGAGGCCGATAATGCTGATAGAATCAGTTGCAGCCGCTTCAGCCATCTTGTCGAGTTTGAATGGACTCATAAGGACAGCTAATGAGTCTGGGCAGGGTATCCAGCAACTTATGGGTACTATCAGTGACTTTGGTGAAGCTCTAACAAACTTTGAAGTAGAGCGAAAGTCCAGTACATTCAAGCCTCTTAGTCAGAGTGAGATTTTGAAGCTCACCCAGATTAAAAAAAGCTATGAAAGATACTGGAAGGATGTTCACGATCTACTTCTTGTAGCAGACCCTGAGACTTTAGAAGCCTTCAAAAGAGCTAAGGCAGAACAAGAGCAAGCTAGACAGCAGCACTTGCGCCTTATAGCTCGTAAGAAGAAAGAAAGAGAAATACTAATGCAGCAAGTTGCAATAGGCTCTCTTGTGTTTGTAGTAGGTGCTGCGGTTGCAATTGGTGCATTATCTATAATAATAAAAACATTTAGTTAAAAAAACGCTTGACAAATACGAAAAAGTATGATATAATGTATATGTACTTTACGTACAAAGTATTCTTTAACAAAGGTAAAATACAATGACTCAAGAGTTAGAAACTTACTTCAACAATTACTTTGCGATGTTTCGTTCAGAAGGCTGGAAACAGCTAATCTCTGATTTACAAGGTAATGTTGCACAGATCAACTCAGTAGAATTGACTACGGATAATGATAACTTGAACTTTCGCAAAGGTCAGTTAGCTATCCTAGCAACAATCTTTAATCTTGAAACACAGATTGACAACGCTCATGCAGAGGCAGAATCAGGTGAAGACACTGAGGAAGCTCTAGATGAGGCTGTTTGACTTTAGATGTCCTTGTGGACAACTGTTTGAAGATTTAGTAAAGTCTGATGTCACAACTTCTAGGTGCAGTTGTGGCTTAGACGCAAAGCGTGTAATTTCTCCAGTACGCTCTAATTTAGAAGGTATCAGTGGTGACTTCCCTGATGCACATGCTAAGTGGGCTAGAAAGAGAGAATCACACATGGCATACGAAAGAAGGCAATCCTCCTAGAGAACCTTCATAATAAAGTTCTCCACAATACTAAGGTACGGAGTTAATAATGGCTAAGATTATTGAACCAGAGCGTCAACAGAATAACCAAGACGAACAACAACTAGAACTTTTTACTGAGGAGCAACAGGAAACTCCTGAACCACAGGAACCTGAGATTCCCGACAAGTACAAAGGCAAGTCTGCTGAAGAACTTGTACAGATGCACCAAGAAGCTGAAAAGCTATTGGGCCGACAAAGTTCTGAAGTAGGTGAGTTACGTAAGGTTGTTGATACGTATATCCAGACTCAACTCACTCAAGATCAACAAGAAGCACCCCAAGAAGTCGAAGAAGTAGATTGGTTTACAGACCCTGATAAGGCTGTAGATAGGGCGATTCAAAACCACCCTAAGATTAAGGAAGCTGAAGCACTCACTCAGCAATACAAGCATAGTACTGCTATGTCGGAGCTACAACGTAAGCACCCTGACATGCAGCAGATACTACAAGATGCTAACTTTGCTGAATGGATCAAAGCCTCTAAGGTCAGGACTAGACTGTTTGTAGCAGCAGACCAACAGTACGATCACGAAGCCGCCGATGAGTTATTTAACTTATGGAAAGAGCGACAAAACATCGTACAACAGACTGCCGCTGTAGAGCAACAAGCTCGTAAGCAATCAGTTAAGACAGCATCTACTGGTAATGCCAGTGGTAGCACTGAGTCAGCCCCTAAGAAGATCTACCGACGCGCAGACATTATTAACCTTATGAAAACAGACCCTGACCGCTACGCTGCCTTACAACCTGAAATTATGAAGGCGTATGCGGAGAAACGGGTCAGATAGTATATCTTAGGAGATATTTATTATGACTGATTCCACATATCCCGCAACTGGCGGGTTTGTTGACAACACTAGCGCAGCTACTTTCATTCCAGAAATTTGGAGTGACGAGATTATTGCTGCATATCAGAAGAACCTTGTCTTGGCAAACCTTGTCAAGAAGATGTCTATGGCTGGCAAGAAGGGCGATACGATCCATGTGCCTAAGCCTGTCCGTGGTGATGCACACGCTAAAGCAGAGAACACTGCTGTAACGGTACAGAACGCTACGGAAAGCGAAGTTCAAATCTCAATCAACAAGCACTTTGAATACTCTCGCTTGATCGAAGACATCACCGATGTACAAGCTCTGGCTTCACTACGTCAATTCTACACGGAAGATGCTGGCTACGCTTTGGCTAAGCAAGTTGACACTGACCTGCACTCTTTGGCTACTGGCCTTGGTGCTTCAGGTACGTCTTCTACGACTTACCTAAACAACGGCGGTACGTTCTTCGTAGATGCCTCTAATGGCCTGTCTACCTACACTGCTGACACGGTTGTTCCTGCTGACGTATTCACCGACGCTGGTTTCCGTGGCATCATTCAGAAGCTGGACGACGCTGACGTACCAATGGAAAACCGTTGCTTCGTCATTCCTCCTTCAGTACGCAACACCATCATGGGTATTGATCGTTACGTAAGCTCTGACTTCGTAAACAACGGTCAAGTCACTAATGGTCAGATTGGTCAACTGTACGGCATTGACGTATTTGTTAGCACCAACTGCCCTGTTGTTGAAGCTGCTGGCGATAACTCTGCTTCTTCTGTAGACTCTCTGGGTGCATTGTTGTTCCAGAAGGATGCAATTGTCATGGCTGAGCAACTGGGTGTACGCTCTCAGACTCAGTACAAGCAAGAGTTTCTTGCTAACCTGTTTACTTCAGACACTCTGTATGGCGTTGCTGTACTGCGTCCTGAGTCAGGTGTGACCTTGGTTGTTCCTAAGTAACAACTGTTTAGCTGGGGGCTGCTTCGGTGGCCCCTAGTTTTATTTATAAGGAGAGTATCATGTGGCAAGCGTTAATTGGGCCTGTTTCTAACTTAGTCGGTACGTTCCTTAAAAATAAATCTGCTGAAAAACAAGCAGTACATGAGTCCAAGATGCGCCGTATTGAAGCGGATGCAGACTGGGAGACTCAGCAAGCTGCTGCTTCACAGTCCTCTTGGAAGGACGAATGGTTTGCCATTATCCTTAGCCTACCTCTAATAGGCGCTTTTATTCCCAGTATGGTGCCCTATGTACAAGAAGGTTTTATTGTTCTTAGTTCTATGCCTGATTACTACAAAGGTTTCCTAGCGGCTGCTATTGCTGCTAGCTTTGGCATCAAAAGCGTATCTGCTTGGGGCAAGAAGTAAGTGGCAGAGTCTTACTTTGACATAGATCTTAGTCAACTTCCCGTTGGCCTTGCTTCCCCACGCCCAAGAATTACTAGTGGTACAAGACCTACAGTTACCTCTGCGCCTTCAGTTAGTCAAATATCTCAAGACTACGCACGTTTAGGGAGTGCTATAGATAGCTACCAGAATGCTTTGTCATCAGGTGCTGACTACTTTGACATTGATGATGTTGATTTAGTTGACCAGTACTACGATGATATTTTTAGAGATACGTTACGTACTCAGTCTGGTATTCTTTCTGACTTTGATATTGTAGGCGGGGAAGCAGGTATAGCTGGTCGGCCTGAGGCTTCCGATACAATACGTGTTGATAAAAACACATATTTTTCTCAAGTAGATGCTCCTGATTACCTAAGAAACTTTAGAGCACCTGCAACACAGGAATCTGCTGTTTCTGCTTACTCAAGCATTGCTAATTTACAAAATACATCTGATATTGCTTCTGCCCTTAGTAATTACTATGGGTATGAAATAACACCTACTGAACAAAACTTAGGCAGGAGGTTTGGAGGCAATCTCCAGTCACACACAGGCACATCTATAGCTCGCTTAACGGAGTTTCATTCTCTTGTTGAGCCTATACTGTCTGAGCAACTACCTTATCTACAAACAGTAGAAGGTTTAAGCTACGAAGATGCTCTAATAGAGTCTTACAAACGTGACCCTATGCTACAGTCTTTGTACGCTAAGTACGATGTTACGCCTATAAGACAAACTGACGATGGTTCTACGTACCTGTATGATCCGTTTACTTTTGGTGAGATTAGAACACTAGAAGTAAAAGATCCTAGTATTGGTGATATTGTCGCAAGTGTTTTACCTACGCTAGCATTATCAGCAATCTTAGGGCCAGCGGCTAGTGGAATTGTAGGGGGTTTAGGAGCTACAGGAACTACAGCTAACGTACTGTCTAGCGCACTTGCTAGTGCAGCATCAGCAGGAATACAGGGTGCTGACCTTGAGGATGCTCTAAAGGCAGGATTAATTAGTGGCGGCTTAACCTACGCTGGCGATGCTATTTCAGGATTACGCGAAGGAGGACAAGCAGGCGCTATAGACCCTAGTGCTCCAGAGTTAACTTTTGACCCTAGAGACCCTACTGTCCCTAATAATATCATAGACATAGCAGGTGATCCTTCAGCTTTTGAAGGTATTGACATTGGGGATTTTACTCCTGAAACTGTCGCTTCTCCTTTAACTAATGCACAACATTTTACAAATACTATTGGAAGAATTGTTGAAGATGTAGGAGGAAACGCTGCTTACGAGGCTTTGAGTCCAGATCAGTTTGGTCAGCAGTTACTTAAACATGGAGGAGAAAGAGCTTATAGACAGATATTTGAGTATTCAGGTAATCCAAAATCGTTAGTAAATATACCTGATGAAATAATTAATCTTGCTGGCGGCATAGGAAGTGCTTTACCTGATTATATAATGAGTACAGAAATGGAGGGCTTTACTAGACCTCCTGCTTCACGTACAGAAACAATAGTTGATGTCAGTGACCTTGAACTTCCTGAAGAACGCTTTGAGCCTATAAGACCACAACAGCCAACACAAATGCCCGGAGGTGGCGGTGGAGCATCAGGTGGGGCAGCATCAGCACCAGCAACATCTGTAGTATCTCCTTCTGCCCCCAGCGCAACGGTAACACCTGTTGTACCGCAGCCTACATTTGCTGCACCGGGGTCAATTACTAGCTCTTTGTTCTCTAGCTTTGCCCCTGCATTAGCAGCAGCAGCAGTAGCTCCACAGCCTACAGTAGCTCCACCAATTACACCTGTGGCTACTACTGCCCCTACAAGCGAGCCTACGCCTCCTACGACTACACAACCTACGGACATTTTGGAGGACACTACTGCCGAAGACACTACTGCCCAGATGGAGGCAGAAGCTGAAGCACAGAGACAAGCTCAAGAAGAAGCACAGAGGCAGGCACAAGCTGAAGCAGCACGTTTAGCTGAAGAAGCTAGAAAAGCATCGGAGGCTAGGGCCGCAGCAGAGGCTAAAGCAGCAGCAGAGCAAGAAGCTATTGCTCAAGCAGAAGCTAGGGCAGACGCAGCAGAAGCTGCTAGGGCAGCAGCAGAAGCACAAGCAAAAGCAGATGCAGCAGCCGCAGAAGCTAGATACGGAGAAGCTGTAGCTGCCGGTGAAGCTCTTGGTGAAGCACAATATGGCGAAGGGCTAGGCACAGGTAGAGGCCAAGGCGCTGGTGCAGGCATAGGTGCAGGGCTGGGCTTAGGTCTTCTTGCTGGCATGGGTGGAGGCGCTGGAGGTACTGGAGGCTATACGCCACCTGACTTTGAAGACTATCAGTTTAGAAAAACATATCAAGCCCCTGAGTTACTAGAGCTAGCGCCACAATACGAAAGTTATAAAGCCCCTACACTACAAGGGTTATTTAGAGGATTCATATGAGTACGCAATATCTAACAATAGTAAACGAGGTACTGCGTCGGCTACGTGAAGACGAAGTATCTGCTGTAGCTAACACAGCTTACTCTAAAATGGTAGGTGACTTTGTAAACGATGCTAAGCGTATTGTAGAAGATTCACATGACTGGTCTACGTTACGAACAACTATTGTTGTCCCTACGGTAGCCGATACTACAGAATATAGCTTGACAAACGCTGGAGAACGTGTTAAAATATATAGTGCTATTAACGACACATCAAACTTTTTTATGCGTTATGAGTCACCTAACTGGTTTAACAACGCATATTATATCTCCGGTGAAGTCACAGGCACTCCAGACTCCTATACGTTTAGTGGTATAGACAGTAATGAAGACACTAAGGTACAGGTGTATCCTAAGCCTGACGCAGTGTACTCTTTGCGCTTTGACCTTATTGCAAGAGAAGCTGAGTTATCTAGCGATACAGACACTACAGTGTTACCTAAGAACGCTATTATCCACAATGCTGTAGCTTTGTTGGCTAGAGAGCGTGGTGAGACAGGCGGTACTACTGCACAGGATTATTTCTTAATTGCAGACAAGCATTTATCGGATGCTATTGCAATAGATGCCTACAAGAATCCTGAAGAATTTATCTACAGAGTACCCTAATGGCTGAGCAACGTCAAAACATATACATAGGTGCTCCCGGCTTCAAAGGTCTTAACACACAGGACTCTCCTGTAACACAAGACCCTGCTTTTGCGTCTATTGCTGAAAACGCTGTTATTGACAAGTTCGGCAGGATTGCAGCGCGTAAGGGTCTAAAGAAGCTAACAAGTAGTGCTACACCTTTAGGGTCTAGTATTGGCATAGAGACTATCTTTGAGTACATAGACGAAAGTGGCGACAAGGTTGTATTTTCCTCCGGCAACAATAAAGTATTTACAGGGACATCAACACTTACGGACGTAACTCCTTCTGGCTATACACCTACAGCTAATAACTGGAAAATAGTTAGTCTTAACAACCATGCTTACTTTTTTCAACGTGGTCACGAGCCGCTAATATATACTGATGAGTCTGGATCTGGTGTCTTAGATAACATTAGCGACCATTCACATTCCACAGGCACTGCACCTCAAGGTAATGAAGCATGTGCAGCTTTCGGTAGACTCTGGGTAGCTGATGTTACTGGTAATAAACATACTTTGTTCTTTAGTGATTTACTTAACGGTCACGCTTGGACAGGGGGTAGTTCAGGATCACTAGACTTAACTACTGTTTTCCCTGAAGGCTTTGATGAAATAGTGGCTGTACGAGAGTTTAACAACTTTTTAGTTATCTTTTGTAAGAGAAGCATTCTATTGTACTCTGGGGCTTCGTCTCCTTCTAGCATGACATTATCTGATGTTATTACAGGCATTGGTTGTATTGCTAGAGACAGCGTACAGGCCATAGGTACAGATTTAATTTTTTTATCTGACTCTGGACTGCGTAGCTTAGGTAGAGTTATACAAGAAAAGTCTAACCCTATAGGCAATGTGTCTAAGAATGTAAGAGACACTATGATGTTGGCAGTCAACGCTGAAACAAACAACATCAAGTCTGTTTACAGCCCAGAAGAATCTTTTTATCTTTTGTTCTTACCAACGTCCTTAGAAGTTTATGTGTTTGACATGAGAGGAACACTAGAAGACGGTAGCTACAGAGCAACTATATGGGCAGGCATAACTGTACTTTCTGGCGCTAGACTTGCAGACGGTACTTTGTATTTAGGCAATGCTAAAGGTATAAACGAGTACGATGAGTTTCTGGATGACACAGATACTTACGTAATGAAGTACTTTACTAACCCTATGTCTTTTGGTGATCCTTCCAGAATTAAGATGTTGAAGGAAATATCCTTTACAGTCATAGGAGGATCAGGTAGTCAAGTAGTTGGCAACTGGGCTTATGATTATACGGAAGGTTACAGTAAACAGGCGTTTACAGTAGCCACAAGTTTAATTGCTGAGTATGGTGTCTCTGAGTACAATGTTAGCACATCAGAATATAGTGCAACTATTGTTATTGACGTAGCTAGAGTAAAAGCTACAGGTTCAGGTAAAGTCGCCACTATCGGTATTGAAGCAACAATTAACGGTGGTGCTTTATCCATTCAAGAGTTAAACACTGAAGCAATTTTAGGTAGACTAATTTAATGACTAATTATACAAAGACAACGAACTTTGCAACTAAAGACACTCTGCCTTCCGGCAATGCCAATAAGATTGTTAAAGGCACAGAGATTGATACAGAGTTTAATAACATTGCAACTGCTGTAGCAACTAAGGCAGACACTGCTGGCCCTACGTTTACTGGTACTGTAACTATACCAACTGTAGATCTAAACGGTGGTGCTATAGACGGCACTACTGTAGGTGCATCTACTGCTGCTGCTATTACAGGCACAACTATTGTAGCTAATACTAGCATTAACATTGCTGGTGATGGTGCTACTGTAACTGGTATTAAAGATGAAGACGATATGTCTTCTAACAGTGCAACTAAACTAGCTACACAACAGTCAATTAAAGCCTATGTAGACTCTCAGGTAACTGCACAAGACTTAGACTTCCAAGCAGACTCCGGTGGTGCTCTAAGCATTGACTTGGACTCAGAGACACTTACGTTTACTGGCGGCACTGGTGTAGACACTAGCGGCTCTGGTAACGCTGTTACGTTTGCTATTGACAGCACTGTAGCTACTCTAGCAGGTACACAGACGCTAACCAATAAGACACTTACCTCGCCTACGCTTAACACACCTACTATTGGTACTTCGTTTACTATTGGCTCCGCTACAATTACTGAAGCAGAACTAGAGATTCTGGATGGTGCTACAGTAACTACAGCAGAGCTAAATGTACTGGACGGTATCACCAGCACTACTGCTGAACTTAATATCCTTGATGGTGTAACATCTACCGCAGCAGAGCTAAATATCTTAGATGGTGTAACATCTACTGCTGCTGAACTTAACATTCTCGACGGTGTTACATCTACTGCTGCTGAACTTAACATCCTAGATGGTGTCACTAGCACTACAGCAGAGCTAAATATCCTAGATGGTGTCACTAGCACTACAGCAGAGCTAAACATTCTGGATGGCGTTACAGCGACTACGGCAGAGCTTAACTACGTCGATGGCGTGACATCAGCTATTCAGACGCAGCTAGACGCCAAAGCGCCTTTAGCATCGCCAACGTTTACTGGGACTGTAAACGCTGCCGCGATGACCGTAGACACCACCACACTGGTTGTGGATGCAACGAATAACAGGGTCGGTATTGGTGACAGCAGCCCGTCAAATACCTTAACGATCACAAACGGATCAAGTGGAGCGACGGAAGCCAACGGGGCAATTGTTCCGCTTATGATTGAAAATAGCTCTAGCGCGTACATCAACTTTCTTACCCCTAATAACGCAAACGCTGGATTTTTGTTTAGTGACCCAGAAGGCAACAATGTTGGTCAAATGCAATATCTGCATGGGTCGAACGCTTTAGTTTTCGCAACAGGCGCTAGTGAAGCCATGCGCATCCTATCCAATCAGCGTGTTTCAATCGGCGGTACTAGCTCAAATCACCTTCTAAATGTCACAAGTTCAACAACTCCCGCTCTTGAATTTACTAGGGGGTCAGGCAACGCGACTATCGGTATAGACAACGGAAACTCTATCGCTGTTGGAGGTACTGCTGGTGATCTGGTACTGAGAGCAAGTGGCACTACAGGGGTGACGAAGTTCACGGACAGTGGCGGCAACATTACAATGACGCTGACGGAGGCTAATAACGTCGGTATTGGTACTAGCTCGCCAACAGACACGCTGAACATTTCTAGTAACACTAATCAAATTGGCTTGGACACGGGCGATCAAGCAACGTATGGCACACTTGACGTTGGGCATTTCGCCAATGGTGCGTTTATCGGCACTCAAGCTGGGTCGAATGCTGCGTCTAACTTGCTGCGGTTTGGTACTTCTGGCACAGAACGCATGCGCATCGACTCAAGCGGCAACTTGTTGGTGGGTACTACTAACGCTTCAGGTAGCGGCGCAAGCTCCGGTAAACAAGTAATTCAGTTCGCTGGTGCTGGTGTAAATGGTCTGTACCTTGACGATACAAGAACTTCTTCTGGGACTGACAATGCAATAATTTTTGGCAGAGGTGCGACATACTGCGGGAAAATAGAAACCACCACTGCACCAGCAACAAACTACGTCAGTGCATCAGACCAACGCCTCAAGGAAAACATTGCAGACGCTGATGACGCAGGAAGCAAGATAGACGCTATCCAAGTTAGAAAATATGATTGGATCGGGGATGGTACGCATCAAGAATACGGCTTGGTTGCACAAGAACTACAGCCCATTGCTCCACTTGCTGTTAGTGGCGATGCAGACTCAGAAGACATGATGGGCGTGGACTACTCAAAATTAGTACCAATGTTAATCAAAGAAATTCAATCACTACGCGCTCGCGTACAGCAACTGGAGAACAACTAATGGCTACATGGACTATTTCACAACTAGAAAGAAACACGGCAGACGGCGGCGTAATCGTTGCACACTGGCAAGTAACTGAAGAAGAAACTGTAGGTGACGTAACTTACTCAGCATCTTCATATGGCACTTGTGGGTTTACCCCAGACCCTGACGCTGAAGACTTTGTTGCTTATGACTCTCTTGACGAGGCTACAGTAATTGGCTGGGTGCAGGCTGACGTAGATCAAGATGCTATTGAAGCTGGCTTGACTGCTAACATTGCAGAACAAAAGGCACCTACAACCTCTACAGGAATGCCTTGGTAATGAAACAAGAGCAAACGCAAACACTTGACTTAGCTTTAGAAGCACTAGAAAAGATTGCTCAACACGAGAAAGAATGTGGTGAGCGGTGGGGTGAAGCTACAGCAGAGCTACGGCAGCTTAGAGAAATGGCATCAGCCCATGCTCGCAAGTGGGAGCGTCTTGCTTGGCTTGTTGTTACTGTTGTAGTAACAGGGGCGGCTTCTGTAATAACAACAGTATTGACATAAGAGAATAAAAAATGAGTACTATACAAATAGGCCAACCCCCATCCTTCTTTGACCAACTAATAGGAGACCTAGATAACCTTGGAGGAGCCATAGGTGGCTTTCTTGGTGGCACAGGTGGTCAGTTAATTGGTGCTGGTCTAAGCATTGATGAACTTAACAAGATCACTGACATTGCACAAAGGTCAGCAGCAGAGCAAGCTAGGATAGGTAGGGAAGCACAGGAAGCTAGTGCCTTTAGACCCTTCACTGTCTCTACTGGCTTTGGTGGTATTCAAGCAACACCTGAAGGTGGCTTTACTACTTCATTGTCTCCTGCACAAGCTGCACAACAACAGCAGCTACAGGCTCTCACAGGAGGCTTAGTAGGCGGTATGGGCGCAGTAGCTCCAGATGTATCAGGCATCACTGGACAGGCGTTAGGAGGCGTTACAGGCGCTCTCACAGGGCTTATGGCTCCTATGGGTCAAAGGGAAGCTGATGTATACGAAAGAATACGTGCTACCCAAAGACCAGAGGAAGAACGTGCTAGACTTGCACTTGAAGAAAGACTACAATCACAGGGGCGTACGGGATTACGTACAGCACAGTTTGGAGGTGCTCCAGAGCAACTAGCGTTAGCACAGGCACAAGAGGAAGCTAAGGCTAGAGCATCTCTAGGTGCATTAGAGCAATCACAAGCAGAGCAAATGCAACAGCTAGGAATTGCACAGGGACTCTTTGGACTAGGCTCTGATGCTGCTGCATTACCTGCTTCGCTACAGCTAGGACAGCTACAAAACATTGGTCTATCACAGGCTGCACAATATCAACCAGAAACACAATTACTTGCTGCACTAAACCCTGCTGTTAACTTGGCTAACATTGCTGGTGTAGCCCAACAACAAGGTGCTGGCTATATGTCTCAAGCAGGCATAAGTGGACTAGAGGACATACTGCAAGCAGAGACTGTGCGTAGTCAGAATCTACGTGACATATACTCTAGTATCTTAGGCGCTCAATCAGCACAACAGCAAGCAGCAGGCCAAGCAGCAACTAACACTGGACTGTTTAGTAGCATTGGTAACATTGGCTCTGCCCTACTTGACTTCTTTAGATAAGGAATACACATGGGACTTTTAGATAGGATAGGCGCATTTGATCGCTACAAAGTATCACCTACGCAGGGCACTTCTGGCTTACTAACGGGCGCACAGCAGCCTATGAGTCCCTTTGCTCAACGTGCTGCTAGAAACATTGGTGGTTTGCTTGGCATGGATATGAGGACTCCACAGGAGCGTTTGTCTGCTACAGTGCAGGAAAAAGGGTTAGACTCTCCTGAAGCAATGCAAGCTGTATTAGCTAACTTAGCTAAAACTGACCCTGCTAGGGCAGTACAACTTGCTAATCAGATGTCTGAAAAACTTAGAACTAAAGAATTACAAGCTAAACAAACAGAAGGTACCAGAGCTATTACTGCTTATGTATCTCAATTGTCTACTGATGACTTGCTAAAACCCGGAACTAGATCAGCAGTTAATGAACTAGAAAAAACTTATGGCTTAGAAGCAGGGGCCGCTACACAATTATTGGATACAGAACTTGATGTAAGAAGTAAAGCAGCAGAAGACAAAGAAAAGTTGCCTGTAGACTATCAGAACTATTTGTTAGCTGTGACTGAAGATCAAAGAGAGTCTTTGCCGTATGGGGAATGGCTAGATAGAGGCGGTAAAGAAGGTTCTACAGAGTTAGAGAGAGCTTATCAAAATGCGTTAAAAGCAGGTACAGTACCTAACATAGAAGGGTCTACTAATCAAAGGATGGGACTGGCTGAATGGAAGAATAAAATATGGTCTCCTAGTGAGTCTGTTGTTACTCTAACCACTGAGCAAAAAAACTACAAGGCTGCTAAAGAAAGCGGATACATCGGCTCATTTACTGATTATTTAGCTGAATATGAAGGTAAAGGTAAAACAGAAAGACAACAAGAAATAGAAATTCAACAAAAAGAAGCAGAAGAAATTGCTCTTAATGCTGCTGTTGAACTTATTGAAAATAGCGGTGTAATAGGCTCAGAAGCTACTGTTGCTAATTTAAAAGCAGGTGGGATTACTATACAAAAAGCTATGGAGTCATTAAATATAGACCCAAGGCTACAAGAGTCTATAAACGAGTTATCAATTGAAGCGTCTTCTGATAAAAGAGCTGTTATTCAAAGAAGAAATTTACTAGCTGACTATAATGCAAATGTTCCTATAGGAGGTGCGCCGGGTAGGCTTGCTCAAGAATCTAAAGCGTTTTTAACAGGCGCAGACAACCTTGCTAAGTTTCAGTTTGCAGAGATAGCTAATGAAACAGCTAACGCATCTATACCTAGAGGTGCGGCTTCAGATATTGATGTGAAAAGAGCTGACCGTACAGTACCTACATTTAATGATAGCCCTGAAGTAATTAGGTCTTGGTTATATAATCAGATGAAAAAACGTGCTTTAATGGCTGCTGAAAAAGAAGCTATGGTTACTTATATGTCTAAAAACAGGGGATCAGCAGCAGGCTTTGCTGAATCGTGGGCTGCACAAACAGAAACATTCGATCAAATTAAAAAAATATATGCTCGCTACGGTGTCCCACCTACCGAAAACTATGTAAGAAAAACAGTACAAGCTGATGAGAGTATAAGATAATGCCTAAAGCTATAGAATTAGAAGATGGTACAACCATCGAAAACATTGGTGATGACAGGTCTATAGAGGAAGTAACAGAATACCTCCTAAGAAATAATTATCCCGTACCTGCCGATATTGAAGCCAGTATGTATACTATGGCTTCTAAAGAAGATTCAGAAAGTTTTAGTTCTCAGTTTTTAGCTACAGAAGAAGACCCTGAAACTTACGCAGATTGGGTGAATACTGCTTTTGAAATAGGGCCAGCCCTTGCTGCCGGAAGTTTAGGCACAGCTAAAGGAGCTTCTTTAGCTTCAGAGATAACTGCGCCTATATTGATACCCCAAGTAAAGGTCGCTGCCCCTATTGTTGGTGGAGTTATAGGAGGCGTAGCTGCTACTGCACCATTTGTATTGGGTGGTAAAATGGTAGGAGAAACTGTAGAAGCCTTAATAGAAGGACGTACAGTAGACCCTAAAGCCGCACTAAACGCCTCTATTGATGCTGCACAGACTGATGCTATTGCTTCAGGTGTTTTAGGGATTGCTTTCCCTGTAGGTGGAAGGCTTTACGCTAAAGGAAAACAAAAGTTAGGGGGAAAGTTTAGTTTAAGCGACGAACAAATAGAAAAAGTAATAAGACTACAGCAAAACCTTAAAGAGTACGGCTCTAGTTTGTTACCTTCAATGGTGCGTCCTAAGTCTTGGTCAGCTAGGTTTCAATCAGACTTAGCGGCAGTATCTGAAGTAACCTCTGGTACAGTAGATAACTATTTAGAGGGCTATGAAAAATATATGGGAGACCAGATTGGTAAAATTATAGGAGATTATTCTGGCGCTCCTGAGTCTGCTATGCAGCAGGGTCAAATACTACAGACTTTAATTCGTCAAACAGATGAAGCCCTAGATGAGCTTGTGTCTCCTTTGTATCGTGCTATTTCTGAAACTGGTCGTAAAATAGCTGTTGACCCCAGAAATGCTGGCATGTCGGCTGCTAAAGAAATTAGAAGGCAACGTAGATCACAAACGGTTAACAATAAAGGAGAGACAGTCTTTAAAGCTAAGTTTTTAAGTAGGGGAGAAAAATTAGCTACTGAATACTTAGAGACTTTACCTAATAACTTAAATTTTTGGGAAGCCCATCAAAGACTTTCTGCTGTTAAAAAACAATTATTTGCTGTGTCTACTGGGGCAAACGCAGACCCTATTGCAAAAGAAGCATGGGAAAAAGCAAGAGACATTCTACAGCAGGCTATGGATGATGCTTCTGCTAAGCTCTCTCCAGAACTAAAAGAACAGTACGCTAAAGTCACATCTTTCTATAGAGAAGGCCGCGAAGTAGTTAACAGGGAGTATTTTAAGAAAGCATTAGAAGTATTAGAACCTTCACAAATAGGATCTATGATGACGCAGCCGGGTTTTCAAGTAGGTCTTAATGACATCAGAGACCTTAAAAAGTTAGCTTCTGACTACGTTGAAAAACTCCCTAAAGACTCTGAGCTACGTAAGAAACTGAACGTAGAAGACCCTATGGAAGCTATACGTAGAGGGTACTTAGAAAGTGCTTTAAGATTATCTCCTGAAGCTGGAGAATCTTCTTTACAAGCCTTTAGAAGAAAGCTGTCTGACCCTAAGTTTAGAGACACTTACGATAACTTGTTTGCTGGTACAGCCACTAGGGGAAAGATTGATAAACTGTTAGATGAGCTAGAGATACTAGAAAGAGCAGCGGCAGGCGGTGGCGGTGGGGCGTTCTCTTTGACTGTCAGAAGCGGTGAATTGGCTCCTGTAAGAAACCCTAGTGCAAGTAATATTGTGCAGGGTTTACTGCCCGGCTTTCTGGCTCGTAAAGCTATTAAACCAGAGACAATAGATAACACAATATCACTAATGAAGGCTGCTGCTGAGTTTGAAAAACGTGGACAGCCTGTGCCTAAAGAAGTAACTAAGAAGCTGGTTGAGCTAATGACTTTAGGTCAAAGAGTCGGCGTAGGTGTAATAGGTTCCGCAGTAGAAGAAAGACCAGTATCGTTAACTCCTAGAGCTAGAGCGCAACAACAAAGACAGGCAGGAATGTTAACAGGACAATAGAAACAAAGGGGGCATTGCGCCCCCTAGTCTTCTCTAGCCTACACTAGCAAACCTAACCTTACCAACGTCACCTCTAAGCCCAGCCTTCATGTAGGTAGTAGCACGTCCTTCAAAGAAGTTCTGATGCTCTACACCAAGCACATCATCAAGCCAGTTTAAGGGATTATCCTTCACTTCGTAGTTAGGCTTCAAGCCTAGTTGTAGCAGCCTACGGTCAGCAATGTACCTGATGTACTGTTGCATTTCTGCTTTGGTTAGGCCGGGAATGTCACCTTGCTCAAACACCAAGTCCAAGAACCTATCCTCTAGGTCAACCATTTCACGACATGCCTGATATATCTCCTTCTTGAAGTCATCAGTCCACAGGTCTATGTTCTCTTTGATAAACTCCCTGAACAACTTGGTCATTGCCTCTACGTGCATGGACTCATCACGTATGCTGTAGGTAATGATCTGTCCCATGCCCTTCATCTTACCAAAGCGCGGGAAGTTCAGTAGGATGATGAAGCTAGAGAACAACTGTAGCCCTTCAGTGAAGCCTGAGTATATCGCCAGTGCTTTAGCGATAGACTTCTTGTCGCCCTTAGTGACCTTCACAGCGTTGATGTACTCATGCTTGTCAGCCATAGCCTCGTACTCTGCAAACGCCTTATACTCCACCTCCGGCATCCCTACGGTGTCCAATAGTAAGCTATAGGCATGTTGGTGTATTGACTCCATGTTAGCGAAGCTAGACATCATCATACGTGCCTCTGGCTTCTTGAAGATACGCATGTAGCGGTCTACGTACCCGGCACCTACGTCTACATCTGACTGTGTAAACAATCGGAAGATCTGAGTCAGTAGGTTCTTCTCCTCGTCAGTCATCGTCTGCCAGTCTTTAACATCATTGTGCAGCGGTACGTCCTCTGGGAACCAGTGCATCTGGTTCTGCTGTGAGTAATAGTCGAACATCCAAGGATGGTCAAATGGTTTGTAGTAATCTCTAGTATCTAATAAGCTCATTCAGCGTCCTCCGCAAGCCCACCCATTTCAAACTCATGCTCTTTCAGGTATCTTTTACACGCTTTGTGCATAAGAATGTGTGAGTAACCTACCGCCTGTGTAAAGCAGCTAAAAAACTCCATAAGTTCATGTATGTCCACTCCGTTACTTATATTCATTTCTACAGAGTAATCATTTAAGAATCCAGAATCGTTTTCATTACTTGTGAATTTAATCATCCTACATCTCCTTCCTTAATAAAGACACCATGAGTATTCATGCGTCCCTTCCTATCTTTAATATCATCATACGCTACCTTCAGGCATTCCTCTAGGGTAGTGTCGTTCATTATGGCTAAGGTGTTTAACACCACCAAGCAGTCACCAATGTCATCAGTCACGTCACGCTCCTTGGCTATGTTATCTCCTAGCTCTCCTATCTCAGACACAAGTTTAGCAAACTGCGCTAAAGGTGTGCTGTTGTTAACTATACCACGCTTCATGGCCCACAGGCTTATGAGATGTATTAGTTCATCACTCATGCCATTCCTCTTGTACCTTATCCTCTAAGTAATCTTTCATTAGTCTCTCAAAGCCCACCTGTATCAGGAAGGACACAGCCTCTGGCTCTAGGTGTAGTTCTACATTTGCAGAGCCATCTTCGTTCTCCGTGATAGCCCCTACGACTATCTTAGGTAGCATTTCCTCTACTATCATTCTACTTCATGTCCTGCCATAATAATTGCTTGTTTGAATACCTCTATCAGGTAAATTATCTCTTTCATGTCCATAGACGTTGTGGATTTAGCTGTCAGAGCATCGTCGGGAGTCCAGCCGATAACTAGTACATGCTCAAAGTCACCTTTACATTCCTCTAGCACTTCGTTAGCGGTAGCTTCCGTAGGCATTAAGTTTATCACATTACTCACTGAAGTGTGTCTCCAATACAATTAGTTTATCTTCTGCTTCTGCAATCTTAGCAACAAGGTTATCCATAGTATCAACCAAGTTACCATGCTCACCTACGCCCACAGGGTTGTCTAGATAGTTCTGCACCTCTGCCTTGTATATATCTATCTCAGCATTGTACAGCTTCTTCATGGCGCTAATCTTTTGGTCTATCATTGAATCCTTCCTCTAACAGTTTTGTGTACTTATCGACATATTCTCTGTAGCTCAATGGCGCTTCACGCCTTTTGCATTTGTCGTCCATGTAGCTTGCCCACATTTGAGAGCAATAGTAGCTATACAGCCAAAATTGCTCATCTAAGTCATTGTAGTAATCTAGGTACTCTTTCCATGATACAGACTTTTTTAGCTCTGGTATGTAAAATTTAGCCCTGTAGACAGGGTGTCCATCATCCTTCACAGCTTAGGCACTCCCCGTCTTCTAGGTTAATTCTTGGTATCTTGATGTTAACATTCTCTGTATTTCTAGCCGCTGTAGTTCGCAGGTAATACATAGATTTGAGTTTGTTAGCTCCTGTCCAATGTACGTGATTAACGTACTCCAAATACTCATCATGTACCTCCTGTGGTGCTGTAGCCGGTGGTGGCTCAAAAAACAGGTTTACTGACTGCGCTTGACAGATGTACTTCTGTCTTTGGTAGGCGTGTTCGATGACCCATCGCTGGTCAAGTTCAGGTGCTGTCTTAAATACCTCCTTTTCTTCTTCTGTGAGTTTCTCCAAGTCTTTAACAGAGCCTTCAGCAGCAGCAATATCTTTCCACGTTTGTTCGTTGTTAATACCTTTCTTCTCAAGCAATTCCTCCAGATACTTATTCTTTACCTTGTATGAGCCTGTCAGAGTCTTGTGCGTAAATACGTTAGCCCTAGTTGGCTCAATTGAAGGACTCGTTCCACCGCATATAATACTACTAGAGGCATTAGGAGCAATAGCAAGCAGGTGAGAATTACGAAGGTTCCCATTAGCCATATCAGGTGCTTCAGTACGTTCAGATGCAAGAACACTAGAAGCTGATGTGGCCCTATCTTTAATGTGCTTGAATGCTCTATTATTGAAACTGGCAGCGTACATACCTTCAAAAGGTATACCATTGCGTTGTAGGTAGCTGTGAAAGCCCATCGCTCCAAGGCCAATTGCGCGTTCTCTATATGCACTGTAAGCGGCTTTTGCAAAGCCTGTTTTATCTGGCTGAACATATTTACTAAACTCCCCAAAGGTGTCATTAAAGTGCCACGCATGTTCTCCATGTGTAGCGTTGTCAATGAAGTGTTCTATCACGTTGTCAAGCATTGTGATTAGATCACTGATGAATAACTCATCGTCCTTCCATTCGTCAAAGTACTCTAGGTTCACACTAGATAAACAACAGACTGCTGTACGTTGCTCGCTAGTCGCTAAGGTAATCTCAGAGCATAGGTTACTCTGGCGTACCTCTAGCCCCATGTCCTTCTGTGTCTCCGGTAGAGCCTCGTTACAGCGGTCTAGGTTAACAATGTAGGGTTCCCCTGTCTCTGCCCTAGTGTGTATTAGCTGCCACCACAAGTCCCTTGCCGATACAGTCTTGATGGCCTGCTTAGACTTAGGGTCAATCAGTCTCCACTGGTCATCGTTCTTAACGGCTGTAAGAAAGTCGTCAGTAATAGTGATACCGTTATGCAGATTAAGACACTTTCTATTAAGATCACCTCCAGTAGTCTTCCGCATGGCAATAAATTCTTCAACCTCTGGATGGCTGATGTCCATGTAGGCCGCATATGATCCTCGTCTAGTTACTCCTTGATTAAACGCCAGCATCTGACTGTCAACTACGTGCATGAATGGAATGCTACCAGTAGACTGACTACCGTTAGAAGTTGAAACGCCATTACTTCTAACAGCACCCCAATATCCACCCAAGCCTCCACCTCCACTTGCCAGCCATATGTTCTCATCATAGTGGTCAGATAAACCACGCCTTGAATCTGGAACATAATTGAGAAAACAGCTAATAGGTAAACCACGAGTGGTTCCCCCGTTACTAAGTATAGGAGTGCTAAAACCGAACCAGCCCTTGCTTGCGTAGTCGTAAAGTCGCTGTGCAAGATTGTAGTCAGTATGGCCTTGATACGTTGCACTATAGACCGATGCTCTTGCGAAGGCTTCTTGTGCATGGGTTTCATCCTCCCAGAAATATCTGTCCTTCAGTGTCTCTAGTGAGAATACACTAAGGTCTTTCTCTCTATCATAGTCAATCTGTATACCTAAGTAGTCCTGTGTACCTGTCTTATTTGTCACTTGGGTGCTCCAGCATGTAGGCAATCAATCGTTCTTCGTACCATCGTGCTTTGCGTAAGTCTTCTATGGGCTGGCCTTTGTAGCGGCAGCGCCAGTTATACTTGAGTGCATTACCACGAAGATAACCAATATACTCATCGTGTGTGAGCATACCGTGAATGGCATCAATACATTCCATTTTACCATTGTTGTAGTGTGCTGGACGGTTCACCATGTCCGGTTTGTTGTCCGGTTTATCACCAAAGAAAGGATGGTCATTAGGCACTTCTTCATCCATCCAAGCCCACTCTTTCTTCCTGTTTACTTTGTTCCATTCTTCTGGGGTTGCGTCATCAATGCTCATCTTCATCTGCCTTGTCATCCTCTAGTTCTCCGTCTACATCTTCTTCAAAGAAGGCTAAACGATTAATAAATTTATCTTCAAACCTGTCAAGTAGTTCCTCGGACGTTATGTCCAAGGCTTCTAACAAGTCTTCTGCGTCGTATCTCGCTAAGACACGTTCTCTGACTTCATCCATTGTTAGTGACATGATCTACATACTCATCAACTGTGTAAAACTCAAAGCCTTCCTTGTGGCACCATTGCCCCATTGTAATCTTAGAACCTTTCCTGACCTTCTTGTTAGGGTCAGACAGGACAAAAATTAACTTAGTGGGTGCAATACTATCACGTATTGAGGTGTACTTTTGGGTATCTCCTGTCCTAAAGAAACCTTTAGTCTCTATGTAGTCGCCTGTCTTTTTGTCAACAAAGTCTGGCTTGTACTTCCTGTGCATCACGTATGGTACATCATATGGCTCATACAGGTATCTACGCTTTGGCACTAGCTGAGCAAACTTCTTTTCAAGGCCAGACCTGTAGATACTAGCCCTACGTAATCTCTTGGACTTTAGGCTCATTTGCCACCTCCGTTAAGTAACGTGGCCCTGTAGAGTACAGGAAGGTACGTAGTTCAGGATAGCAAGCATGTTTGAAGTGACAGTAAGAGCAACCTGTAGCCAGCTTCATGTTGCCTGACTTACCATCAGGTACAGGCTGATGACATAGTTCAGGGGGTTCTTCCTGCTGTACCATATCCTTTATGTGAACGATACGTTCTGTAATGTCCTTCTTTAGAACCTCGTAGACAGGAGCCTGCTTGTCCTCTAGGTCATACTTCAGGTAAGTCAAGTGACCGTTAGCTTTGTCCATAGCCAGCCAGCCTACCTGTGTCTCGCCTTCAGACTTAGCGTATCCTTTGATTTGATCTATGTACCCAAAGGGGTCATCAAATGCAAGCGTAGCATCTTTGAACTTCTTGAAGCCATAGCTGCTGGCTGACTTAACGTCAGTCACTATGCCATCAATTTTGCAGTCCATGCTACCTGAGATACCTTCTACGGTGGCCTGTGCTTGCTCATGTGTCACTGTATGACCAGCTAGACGCACAAACAGGAGCAACATTTCCTCAATCAAATGACCGTACATAAACTTTACAAGCGTATGTGGCTGCATTTTCTCCTTCGGCCCCACATTGTTGTAATGGTTCCACAGGTATCTGTCGTCCTTGCCTATGTTGGACATACGCAACTTGCGCCCATCAAAGCTACCACGACTGGTAAACTCTTTACGCATAAGGTCTTTACATGCTTCACCAAAGTCATCTATGATTTGTTCAGCGTCCACTGACCTATCCGGTGTTTTAGTTTTCACCAAAGCATAAATGTCATCTATCAGGGTGTTAGTTGTCTTCATTGAAGTATCCATCTAGTATTTCTTTAGCTACTGGGGCAGCGATTACAAACCATTCGTTCTTACTGCCATGAGTTTTCCTCAGTAACTCATGTATCTCACTCTCTGCTTTACGCCTGTCATCGGTGTCATAAGCCTTTATCAAGATGTAATCCCTGTATGGGCTACCTGTTTGAAAGTGCTTTAGCCTGTCCTCTGCGTCCACTGCCATGCCTATCTTAACCCAGCTAGGGTAAGCAGGGCTGTACAAGATGTACACTTGCCCTTGCTTTGAAGTCTTGTAGTTATCTAAAGACTCAAAGGCCGCATCCCCAAAGGACTTGTATTTTCCGGGCTTATGCAGCGGGTGTGAGATAGGTATATATTTACCATTGACATACATCCTCTGTTTATTTTTTTTGGTTTTACAGGGAGTGCAAATGAAGATGCTAATTCTTTTATCAGAATCGTGCCAATTTTGATTTGCAACTAAACTTACACCACATTTAATACACTCCTTAGTGTGTCTCTGCCCAACTACTTCCAACTTTGTACTCTCCTGTGAGCTTACAGTTGAGTCCAAGTTCAATTCCTGCTGCTTCCAAGCAGGATACTGCGAGTCTTCCGTACTTGTCTGCTTGGTCTGATCTAACTTCTGCTTGTACTTCATCATGGATGTTCCCTACAAAGTAATAATCAAGACCCCATAGTTTAGCATACTCTTGTAACAAGCACAAGGCTTTTTTCATTACAATTGCACCCGCACTTTGGAGTAAGGTGTTCAAGGCTGCATGTTCTGACCTGATGTGTAGTAGCCTACCATCTAGTCCATTGATCCAACCCTGTACTGCCTCTTGACTAATTCTTCCTTTAAGATCTGCATATGCTGGGAGATTAGACATAAATCGCTCTCTAAGCAGTCTACCAGCACCTGCGCCTCCTCCCGCCACCGTACCAAGTTTTGCGTCTCCAGCGCCGTACAGCAGCGCGTAGATGAAAGTTTTTGCTGAATCTCGTGATTCAAGTCCCGCAAGCTGCTGGTTAGCAGTATGGATGTCTCCTCCAATGACTTCATTCGTATAGTCCTCGTCGTTCATGTAATGGGCCAACATGCGTAGCTCTAGGCCACTAGCGTCAAAACCCACAAGTTTATAGCCGTCTCTAGCAATCCAGCACTGTCGGCATTCTTTGCCATACGGTGAGTATCCTGCCGGTACTTGGGCTAAGTTAGGTTTAGAGTGCGTCATCCTGCCGGTTACAGCGCCGTTGGTGTTAACGTAGCCATGCACTCTATCTGTCTCTGGGTCAGCTTCATCAACCCATGACTGTACCTGTGCTACACGTTTTTGTAACATCAGGTACTCAGCAATCAATGCTGCCTGTGGTATGTCTTTGACAGTAGACAGCACTGCTTCGTCTACCATTGGTTGACCTGTAGGCGTTAGCTTGCAAGGCTCCCATCCAAAGTCAATCAAGTACTCGCCTATCTGCTGTCTTGAGCCAAGGTTAAATGGCTTCAATGCTCTACGCATAAAGGGAGACCTATCGCCTGACTGTTGTACCTGTTGGTATTCATCGTCGGTGAGTCCAACTTTAGACAAGCTGCCATCTTTTTTAGTCTTCGGCACTACCTGCTTAACGTCAACCCACTTGGGCTTGAATACTTTGTGTACTTCGTCCTCGACAACCAACTTACGCTCCTTCAGGGTAGCAAGCAAGTCCATAGCATGTCGCATGTCCAAGAGCCAGCCATTGCGTATTTGCTCCTGCATGATCCACTGTACTTCATGTTCAAGGTCAATGGACTCTTGCTTGAAGTTGCGTAACTCCCATCTTAGACTATAGTATGCCTTAGCTGTCACATGGACATCCTGCACACAGTAGTCAACCATTTCCTTTGACAGGCATGTCCAGTCATCATGGTCTCCTTTGCCGCCCCATACTGCTAGCTTATGACCACCTTCACGTTGGGGATTAGCAAGTCTTGATAACACCAAGGTGTCCCTGACTCTGCTTTTGTCCACTGTGATGTCCCATAGCTTATCCAGCACTGGTAGGTCAAAGCCTATCAGGTTGTGCCCTACTACAGGGAAGTTACCTGTGAGAGCCTGTGAGAGACTGTTACGGTCATAGTGAGCATGTACTACATCGTCCTGCATAGTCACAGCTACCCATATGGTATCAGGGTCAAGACCATTCGTCTCTATGTCAAGGAACATAGGCTTATAGCTCATTGACTGCATCCTCCTTTGGCTTGCTAGTCTCTGACATTCTACCAGTAAAGTTATCGTACTTTAGGTAGCAACAAGCCCCTGTCAAACCTGAGTACCGATTCTTGAGAACACGCACTGTGGTTGTATTGCGTTTCTCAGGGTTATCGTCCTGCTGGTCACGTTCCAAGCCTATCACCATGTCGGATAGCTGAGCGATAGCCTGTGATCCTCTTAGTTCACTTAGGCTAATCTGCCCACCGTCTTCATGTGCTTTGCCTTGGGTACGCTTTAGGTGTGACACAAGGAACAAGCCTACGCCTAGCTCCTGCACAAGTGACCGTAGCTTGGTCATAATAGCGTCAATGGCTTTGCGCTCATCGGCGTTATCCTGTGCTGACACAACAATGGACAAGTGGTCTAGGAAGATCCACTTGCAGTCCAAAGCCTTAGCCATGTACCTGACCCTAGCCAACAGATTGTCCTCGCTGGTGCTACCCCAATGGTCAAACAAGTAGTACCTGCCTGTGCCTAGAGTTTCTTCCCAAATAGGGAATGCCATGTCAGTGTCTAAGTCTTCCTCAAGGTGCAATGGGCAGTCAGCGTGTACCGACATGATTCCCAGTGCTGTCCTTGCTACATCTTCCTCCAAGGCTAGGATTCCAATGTTGTCCTCTGTGGCGTTTAGCAAGTAGTACTCTAACTCCCGTACCATCTGGCTCTTGCCCATGCCCGACCCTGACGTTATCGTCACTAGCTCATATGGTCTAAAGCCTTTGGTGTAGACGTTCAAGCCCTGCCAAGGGTAAGGTATTGACTTTACCTTAATCTTGTTGGTCAAGGCATCCCACGTATCACTACCCTGAACAATGCCGTCAGGTTGATACACCTTGGCATTCCACCATGCGCCGGTAAAGTCTCGCACCTTGTTGGCTACTAACATTTCGTTAGCGTCCTTCAAGGGTAGCTTTACTATCTTCAGCTTGCTTGGTGAGAACAAGTCCTTGATGTCGTCCACGGCCTGATGGCCTGCCTTGTCACCGTCAAAGCAAACCACCACATTGTCGTAACCTTCGAGGAAGTCTAGGTTTTCCTTTATCTCCTTGGCTGCTGATGATGCACCGTTACGCAATGAGACCACATCCCACTTACGCTCGAACATTTCAGACACGCTGAGAGCGTCTACCTCGCCTTCTGTGATGGTTATGTACTTACCCTTACCTTTGCACGTCTGTTGACCAAATAAGCCCACATTGGTGGTTATATCGCCTGTAACGTGAAAGTCTTTGGTTTTCACATGGCGTATCTTTGTGGCCTTTAGTTCGTCACTGTCGATGCTGTAGTAGGGGTATATGTGCTTTGCTATCTCACCGGCAGCGTTGTACTCCACCATGACCCCGTACTTTCTACACGTCTCTTGGCTAAGTCTTCTGTCGGGTATAGCTGCAACAACACCTGATGATGTCATATCTTCCAATGGCCTCCTTGGTTGGGGCTGTAGTGTTACTACATTGCCATT